ACAATCATGCTCTTATTCCCCTAATTCAAAGATTCGGGGCGATACACTACCCTAAAGATGTTATTCAAAAAGGGTTCTTTTACTGGAAAACAAAAGACGAAGCTCTGTTAATTGATGAAATTAATAGGGCTGTAGCATTCAACCAGCCATTAGAGCTTATTCCTGCCGTAGACCATTCAAAACGTCCAGACAGGCAATCATATATCCCAGAGACCAGAATCATCACAGAAGGCGCGTTAGATCGTTTTTTAGAGGCAAACAACGTGACATCTGTTTTAGAGCTTTTAGATAAAGAACGTAAAAAAGTAAGGCAGTCTAAAGCTTAATTTTTTTAATTAAAAAGTATTGTTTATACCTAACAAAATATTAAATGCTGTTTTCACTTGTTGTGGAACCACGCTATTACCGAGGCACTTAATTCTGTCCACCCTGTTTGGTATCCCATCAACCACTCGACCCACGTCGGGTTCAGTTTGCCACCAGGTTTCGGAGTTTTTCTGTCCTCTGACGTCACTTTGCCAAGCAAACTTAGTATCACCGTTCCATTTGTCTGATTGTGGTGAGTACGACCGCAGGCATCCTGCACTGTTGGCGTAGGCCAAAGGTTCTTTGTCGCCATTGTATCTAAGCTCGGACGTGGATTCGCATTTGGATTTTTTTGAGTTCCGTAACTCTGCGCCGTTGGCGTGGGCAAGTAGGAACCATCTTTCGCGTTTGTGTGGAGCTCCAACGCTTGCGGCAGATAAACACGTCCATCTACAGTCATACCCGATTTCGGCAAATGCTCTGATGACTTCTCGAAGTCCTCTAGTTCTAATTGCTGGCACGTTTTCGAGGAACACAAACGACGGGTTAATTTCTTTTGTAAGTCTGATAATTTCGTAGAAAAGACCGCTTCGCTCTCCTGCCAATCCTTTACCAAGTCCGGCAACACTGATGTCTTGGCATGGGAATCCTCCAAAAATGATGTCTGGTTTTGTTGTAAAATGTTCGCCTTGCAGTTTTCGCACGTCGGTAAATATTGGTGCTCGATCAATGTCACCTGATTGCATTCTTGACATAAGAACACCTTGTGCGTATCGGTCTTGCTCACAATAGGCAATGGTTCTGACCCATGGTTTGAGGGCGATGCCGATGCCTCCGATGCCGCTGAATAAGTCGAGTCCGTTAAGTAAATCCATGACATTAAAACTTACCCATATAAGCCATGATTTCTTTGTAAGACTTACTAGTGCCGTTTTTGCTTCGACAGGTTGCCCAGTAGGCACCGCACCCACCTTTAAGGCCATCAATTAAAACGCCTGATTTTTTAGATTGATACGCTAATATTTTAACACCGCATTTTAAGTTAATTACTGGATCGTGTAATTCTTGAGCATCTTTGATGTTACAATTATACGCGGATTGATTAGCTGAATCTTTGCTAATTTGTAAAAGGCCACGAGATACAACGCCTGATAAATGACCAGTTTCATTATATTTAACCGATGGATCAAAGTTAGACTCTCTTTTTGCAATGATAGAAAGCAACTGAGCTGCACAGTCTTTAGTCTTTAATGTTTTACAAGGTAGTTTAGAAAGTTCAATGTCTGGTAACGTCGCTAATTCATCGTAAATGGCTTTATCCCAGTTAGGGTGAGCTTTTGACCAGGCCAGCGGTAATCGTTCAACCTTAATAGGTTCTGCAACGACTGGGGCGCTAACTGTAGGTGTTTGAATAACTGGAGCAGTTGTTTCACTACAACCAACTAAGAATGCTAATAAAATAATATATTTCATGAATACCTCTAGGTGAGTATTTATCATGCAAGTTATATAACTCAAGATTTAAAAGGTGCGTTAATGTGATTTTGATGTTGAACGGATTTAATCTTGAGAGTTTAACTAGGTCTACAAAAAAGAAATGGCCTAGGGTTTTAAGCTAGGCCAAATTGAATATTACTATTCGTGGTTGAGTAAAATATTCAATAAAGACCCTTTCTGGTCAACATTTCTTTTTAAAAAAAATCACGGTTGAACTGCGTAGCCTGTAAAACAACTAAAATCAGGCAAACCACTTATGAAAGTAAGTGTCCCACACATGGGTATAGATAAACATGGCGGTAAGACTTACATTACCTTCCACAAGCGGCACTTAGAAAGTAATTAAGAGGGGAGTGCTTTTGTTTATTATGTCGATGGGTCTATAAACGTAGACACCAGTGGGTGTTAAGTAACTTATGGGACTTAAATTGTTGTTAGTGGGGAACGAAAGATACCCGTCCACTTCTGTTATATTTTCTCTTAGTGGGGATTGCTAATCAAAGCCTAGAAGCGACGGCAAGCTAGGAACGATAACAACAGTTTATTGTGAAATTAAGTGATGTGTAATGTTTGCATAGTCTCGAATAGGGGCAAGCAAGCATAAGCCCCTCTATTGTCTAAATTAAAAGTAACTATTGTAAAAAATAACACTTGTATTGTTAATCCTTCAGTATTAATAACATTAACATGATAAATAAAGAGCAAGAAAAAGCAGTTGTTGATATATTAAAAAACTTTAAATCAAATAAACCTCAAATTCTTGCTTGGTACACTGGATCTGGAAAAACAAACATATTTCTTGAAGTGGCTCGTAGAATTATCAAAAAAGAGCCTAATGCCAAAATAGGAGTATCTTGTTATCTTCATAGCACAATCAAAACTCAAACAGCTGAAAGAGCTGTAAACTTTTTAGATGACGGTTATGTTTTTAGAGCTAACAAGAAAGATTACGCAGACACAAATGTTTACTTTTTCAATCCTCAAACTATCTACAAAAGAACAGACTTTCCTTTTAAATTTGACTATCTAATTATTGATGAAGCTCACATCGGAATGTCTGACGATAGAAACTTCATGATGCTTGAAATATTTAGAAAGTACACAACAAGTAAAACAAAGATTTTGGGTTGTACTGCAACGCCTTGGTTAATTATTCACACAAAGTTTTTTAAAGATGCAATCATTCATAAGCGCGGTCTTGACGCTGGTTTTTTAGAAGACAAAAGAATTTGTGATTTTAATATCAACACAGATCGTTTCTCTATCAAAACAACTTCAAAAGATTTCTCTAAATATGGTGATTTAACGGATGCATTCATTCGAAGAAACTTTGAAATTATTAAAGCTGGATGCTTGTCTAAGATTAAATCTATTCTTTCTAACCACAAAGATAAAATTGGAGACAAGTGTTTGGTTATTGTTCCAGGTGGAAATTACGGAGAAATTGCAAAGCTTGTTCAAAGCACAATAGGAAGATCTGCGCTAAGCTTGATTGATGATCCAGATATTGACTCTAAAAAAAGAGCTAAAGAAGAACAGATTGTAATCAATAGATTTAAAAATGACGATGAAATTAAGTTTTTAATCGTAATACATAAATGTCAGATTGGTTTTGACATGCCACAAATGTCATCAACTATTGATTTAACAATGACTAGAAACGTAAGCTTGCTTGTTCAAAGGTGGGGTAGACTTGCTAGATTATACGATAAGGCCAAGTCTAAAAAGAATTATTTTTACGTTGTTGATGATTCGATGACACCTGAAGAGTCGGAGTGGATTATTGGAACTAGCGTTGATTATGCTATTGGTAACTGGGAATCGGTTAAATCTAAAAAATTAATCAAACAAAGAGAAACTCCGCTTTTTAATATATCAGGCGGTGAGAAGACGTTTTCCATATCTTTTGCTGAAGCTTTTAATCTATACAAAAACCAAAGGCACACAGCACATAAATCATTTTCTTTCTCTGAAAAGACATCTGCTGCTGGTACGTGGTCAAAACAAGCTCTACTTAAAAAAGCCGCTGAGTATAAAGATAGAACTGAGTTATCGGCCAAAAATAGGTATGTGTATAAAAAGCTCATGCAGTTTTATACGGATGATCTTGATAAGATATTCCCTATGAAGAAAAAATATTGGACGGTTGAGGAATGTTTAGAATTAGCAAAGAAATTTAGCTCAATTACACAGTTTAAGAAAAAATACCCTTCAGCGTGTTGGCATTTGGAATATAAAGGACATGGGGATAAAATGCGTGAAATAATAAATAAAAACAAAAAATAACACTTGCTTTGTTAATACCGTGGTATTATACATACCTACATGAAACACGAAATATATACCCCAGAAGAGCTAGCGCAAATAAGACAACGTGAACGCGATGAGTGGTTTGATAAGAAGTTTGATGAAATCTCATTAGAAGACCACTCAGAATTAACGGCCATAGAGAACTATGAGCTTACTGTTAAAGACATGACTAGCTGGACTCTTCACAAAGATCGTATAGAAGTTAAAAGCTCTAATGATACCACTTCTTATATGTATTTATCTAATCCTGATAATTCATTTGTTGCACAAATGATCGTTAATTTACACAAAGATAAGGAAGTTAAATAATGACAACACAAGAAACTTTAGACGTTCATTTAAAAATCATTAGAGAATTAATGGATAAATGCCCTCTAGTAGATTCGGAAAGTATTGAAAAATTCTTTCTGATAGGATTTGAAGTAGGTCAAAATTGTGCCAAAGCTGAACAATTAAAAAAAGAAATAGAACTTTGGAACGTTAAATATTTTAAAAATAAGGATAACAAATAATGTTAATTTATAAAGCAATACCCTCAATCATTAAAGATATTGAAGCTGTTAAAAAGAAAAAGGAAGCCTACGGATCTGTGAAATATGCCTATCGTCGTATTGATGACTTTATGAATGCTCTAAATCCTTTACTTGGCAAAAATGAAGTTACTTTGGTTCCTGAAGTTTTAGATGTAGAGCGTGGTACTGTAGATACTAAAAGCGGCGGAGTAATGAACACTGTTAAAATCAAAGCAAAATACTCTTTATATGCGTCTGATGGGTCTTTTATCAGTGGAATAGTTATTGGTGAGGGCTTTGATTCTGGAGATAAAGCATCAGGCAAAGCTCAGTCTAACGCGCTTAAATATTTTATCATGCCTACATTTATGGTTCCTACAGAAGATATAGACGATACAGATGGCCACGAACACGAAGAGCTTAAAAGTAAGCAAATAGAGCCAAAGAAAACCAATCAAATTAATCAGACCAAAGCCGCAACAAATGGAAATGATTACGTTATAAATCTCGGGCCTAACAATAAAATGACTGGCACTCGCCTACAAGACCACTCCTTAGACTATATTCAAAAATCAATAGATTCGACAGTTAAGTGGCACAAAGACAACAACAAAACTCCACATAAAAACACGCAAGAGTTTCTTGATAAGGCAACTGCTTATTTAAGAGATCAGGCCGAGACCATTCCATTTTAATACACAAGAAGAATTATCTACGAAGTTAGGAAGGTTATTAACTAATGTTTAAAACAAAAGATGTGTTTATGTATGTTTTCCTTGTTTTTTTAGTGTTAACAGTGCAATACTTTCTAACACTATGGGATTATGTTTAACGGTAAGAAGTGGCGACATTGTTAAAATAGGTGACGCTTTAATTGCTCTAGAGAATCACGGAAGTATTTGGCGTATTAATATAAAAGCTCCTAAAGATGTTCAGATTGAAAGAGTTAAGGCTGAATTAAATGAAAAAAACGAAATTGTTTACAAAACAAAAAGGAAGAAATAATGGGATTAAAAGAAATAGTTTTAGATGGTGTTAAATATTTAAAGGCTGATGAAATTCAAAAACAAGAATTTAGCGGTTCAACTAAAATTGTAGTTTTACAGCGTGGTTGGGTTCTTGTTGGAGTCCTTGACGATTCAAAACCAAAAAATCAATTACACAACGCAAGCGTTATTAGGACATGGGGTACGTCAAAAGGATTGGGCGAATTAGCTGATGGTCCACTATCTGGAACCAGGCTTGATAAATGCAATGGTGTAGTTGAGTTTAACGAGTTGACTGTAGTTTTAACAATTTCAGTAAGCGAAGAAAAATGGAAAAAATATCTGTAAATTTTGAAGATTCACAATCTTCTGTCGGCTACGGTAATGGCTACGGCTACGGTAATGGCTACGGCTACGACTATGGCAACAGCTACGGCGATGGCAATGGCGACGGCTGCGGCAACAGCTACGGCGATGGCTACGGCTACGGTAATGGCTACAGCGATGGCAACGGCGACGGCTGCGGCAACAGCTACGGCGATGGCTACGGCTACGGTAATGGCTACGGTAATGGCTACGGCGATGGCAACGGCAATGGCAACGGCAATGGCTACGGTTGGTAAATAAAAAATAAAAAGGAATAAAAATGAAAAAGAAAAAAACTAAAAAAGCTGTTTCTAAAACTAAAAAAGAAAAAGCGTACTTAGTGATTAACTTTGAATCTGGTGATGTTAAATTCAATGGAAGCTTGTTGAATTTAATTGAAGCAGAACAAATACTTAAAAAAGTTGCAGTAGAATACCTTGCAAGAAATGGAAATAAATAATGAAACTAATTAAATGGATTTTAAGCTTATTTAAGTCAGCTCCAAAGACAGAGCCAAAACCTGTACATGATGAACCTGTTGCTGATGCTATTGAAAACACTTTTTTAAAAGGTGTGGTTTATTACAAACCAGGATCTTTAAGTTATATTGAAGAAGGTCTTAAACTTGTTGGTAACAAAGAAATACGAGGTAACAAAGATAACCCAGTTTACACGCAAATTTATATCGATGTTTCTGGTAAAGCTATGCACGATGAAGTTGCTAACTGTCAGTATTTTGTTCAAGCAATGCTTAAGCGTGGTGGTTATAAATGGAAAAACACTGGATGGGCTGCTGATTTAGATAGTGGAAAATTGCCAGTGAAGATGAAAGATCTAAAAGACATTGCTATTGGTGATGTCTGCACAAAACTTTCGACTGTAGCTAATTCTAAACGCCATGTGTTTTTCATCATCGGTATTGATTATGGTAAGAAACAAGTTTTAGTATTAGAAGCAAACGCAAGCAACTCAATTAAAAATACTAACTGGTATCCGTTTGATATTTTAAGAGCTTGCGGGACTCCGATTAAAGCTTAATTTTTTCAAAGGAGAAAAAAATGGAAAAAACATCACCCACTTTTGATTACATTAAATATGATCAGACATCTTTAGAGCGACAAGCTCACATTAAAGAAGCTTGTATGGATTTAGAACACGCAATTTCTGCGTGCGTGATTGATCAAAGAGCAAACGCGCTTTGTAAAACAAAGCTAGAAGAGCTTTATGCATGGGCTGGTAAAGGAATACGTAACGACCAAGTCAAACGCAATGGTTCAGCTGAGCTTCAAGAATCAAGAAATAACTCTTAATTTTTTGGTCTAATTGGTGGCGAGAGACATTAATAAATCCTAGGCCTGCGTCTCTAGAATGGCCGTAGCCACTGATTACACCTTTTTGTTCTTTTACAATTTTGCATTAGCGGCGTTGAATAGCTGTAGTGACTCTCCCCAAGAGTCTACGCGATTAAGTTCGTGAGCAGGGTTTGTTGCTCAACTACTGGAGAAACGCACACAATAAACCATGTACAAGGTGAATGTGGGAAGTTTTTTAAAGTAAGAGTTGCACTCTGCCAAAAGGCCTCGCAAGCCCGCACTTTAATAACTAGCTCAAGTAGCGATGAGCCTAATGCAAAACCTTTAAATGAAGTAGCGCTATTAGGTCGAAGGGCGTCAGCAAGGAACCACTGACCGCCTGATAGCGTGACTTGATTTACATGGTGTAGATCGGCACATGCGGAGTTGTTATTTATTTTAAGTAACAGGTTTGTTTTTAGCTCCGCGTGTGATTTTTATGAATAAAAAAGATTTAAGATGTATTATTTCAGGAGAAAGAAACCCAGATATGCACCACGTAAAAAGTAGGGGCGCATCTGGATCTGATGATATTTGGAACTTGTGTCCTTTGTCTAGACGATACCATACCGAAATTCATTCTATTGGAATGACAACATTTTCTAAGAAATATCCACAATTTGAAAAATGGTTGTTGGCTAATGGCTGGAAATATATAGAACATCTTAATAAATGGAGACATGAATGAGTTTATTAGACATTAACGGAAAAGAACTACAAAAAGACATCGACCTTGCTAATCTAGATTTAGATAAGCTTAAGGATGTGGAGTTTGATAAACAATGGTGCCCCGTGGGAACCGAAATGGTTGGCCAAGCAGTTCAAGCACTAATCGAAAAAGACGATGTGGTTTATAAATTAACCCTTAATTTTGGAACTACAGCTTATCAAAAGCGTATGCCTATATCGGAAGTTACAGTTGAATCGCTTAGAAAAGAATGGCTAGATCTTTTAATTTCTGCATTTGCAAATCATGATATTGGTAAGCAAAATCGTGGAGCCATAATTGATGCTAAAAACTTAAAGGTGCAGGAATAACTTTCTTTTTCTTGTCTACAGTAATATAAACTTTTTTAGGTAAAGCATTAAGCAACAATAAAGGATCTCTTTTTGATAGCCATTCTTGATACAGACAATCCAAACTTTCTACAGATGAGCAAACAACTCCAAAGCCATTCTGTTGAATCACGCGCTCAAGAAATTGCCACTGCTCTAGAGAACATACACTTTCTTTGCCAGGAGCTTTTAACTCTATCGCAACAAATAGGCCTTGTGAGTTTAAGCCAACAAGATCACTTGTGCCCACTGGAAGTCCTTGATTGCGCTTATAATGACCTGAAGCTTTTGAAAAAACTGCTTTCGAGTCAAGAACTTGAACAAAAATGCGATTAGCTAAACACCAACCCATTATTAAATTTTCAACTAACTTTTCAGGTTTAATCATATATGAATAATCTTACACCCAGAGAAAAAGAACTACTAAAACTTTTAAAAACTTCTTTAAGTAATAAAGAAATAGGTCAAAAAATGAATATTAGTGTTTATACTGTAAAAGTAATGAACACCAAACTTTTTAAAAAGCTTGGGATTAAAAACAGACTTTATTTGCTCGCTAAATAATTAACGAGCATTCCTGTTTTGTTTTAATAAAATAGCTCTTTGTGTAGGTGTAAGCTTACTATCTTTTTTGATGTATTGCTCTCTGTCGTAAGGTGACATCGTTGTAAGAACATTGGCAATATCCTTATCTTGCTGAGCTTTATTAGCCAAACTTTGATAGATAGATGGATTTTTAACAATATTTGCAACGTATGGACTTAAGTTTTGTTCTGCTTTTGCAATACCTTTAGATGCTATGTCTGTCGCAACAGCAGCGCTAGATGCTAATCTTGGTGCTACAAATCTTCTAGCGCCAGCCGCCAATAATCCAGCACCAAGACCTTCTATGCCGCCAACAGATGCTCCAGCGCCACCAGCGGCAGCAACGTCTAAAAGACCACCAAAAGGTGATTGATTAAGTTGAGAAGCCCTCTTTTCTGCTGCTTCTCTAATAGGATTCATTAAACCATATACTTTTTTTGCACCAATAAATGCTTTTGCCATTTCTGGATCTGCTATTTGAGCAGAGTTTTCAACAGCATCTCTAAATGCTAAATAAGCAACTTTCCCAGCTTGTCCTTGCTCTGGATCTAACCAATTTTTTGCAACTTTATTATAACCACGTTTAATTTTTTCAGCGTCACTAATGTTTATCTTAGATTTTCCAACCTCATAAATATCATCAATCATTCCGCGTAATTTTTTAACTACAGGCGCATTTGATGGGTCTTCTGCCATTTGGGCGGCTTTTTGCTCAAGACCAGAAACTAAATCATCAATACTAATTTGAACGCCTTTTTCATCAAGACCTTTTAAAGCCGAATCAATAGTCCTTTCGGCTTGTTTTATTAATACATTTGATTTTGCAGCAATTTTTTCAGGAGTAGCACCAAATGTAACAACGCCTTGATCTAGCAATTCGCGGCCAGCGCCCTCAGCAAATTTTTCCGCCTGCTTACCAGTTGCACCAGTTGCTTTTTCAGCAAGCTTTTCAGCCTGAGATCCCAAGTAACCAGATAATTTATTACCAGCTAAAGAAGTTATTTTTTCAGCTCCTTTGCCTAAAGCTCCACCCAAAGCCGCACCAGCCGCCGCACCTGTTAAATCACCAGCAATAGATTCGGCATCAGAATAACCCAAACCAGCTGCCCCACCAGCTACAGCAGCCTGTTTAGCTAAAGACATCCCTTTAGTTAATTTATTAATTGGAGAAGAAAAGCCTCCAGCAAATTCAGACACACCAGTTGTAATTGGATAATCTTCTTGTCCTTTTTTTAAAGCGCTTAGTTCTTTTGTTTTTGCCTCTTTGTATGCTGCTTTTAAAATTTCTGGATCTAAAGTTGGCGACTCTAAAGACATTTCTTTTAAAGGACCACCAGCCCCTTTTAATCCAAAAACTCTACCAGCAGCCTCAACTCCACCAGCAATTTCATCGGAAAAACCCGATGTTGCGCCTTGTATTCCAGCTCTCGCCGCCTCAACATACTGATTTGTTGTTGGTTCTTTAACTGTTTTGTTTGATGATATTTCTTTATCATACAAAGCATTTAACTCTTCATCTGACATTGACTCTAATTTTGGTTTAGCAATTTCTTTGTCGTAAAGAGCTGCTAATTCTTCATCTGACATTTTTTCTAGAGACATTTATAACCCCTTAGCTTTCAGTGCTTTGATCATTTCTTCTCTAGACGGTCTTTTAATTGTTTCATCTGTTTTTTTCTGCTGCGTTTCTTCAAATTTAACAGTGTTGCGCCCTTGTTTTTTTAAATTAGATAGGTAAATTTCTCTTCTTCTGTCTAATTCTTTCTCTGCTTCAATAGCCTTTGCTAAAAATGTCTCATCATTATCTTTTTCACTTGGCAGTCTTTGTTCGAGCATAGCTATTTCGGTTGGCCCAGCCCCGGCTCCAGTAATTGCTTTTCTGTATTGATCTTTGTATCTACCCAAAGCAGATCTAAATGCATTCACTTCTTCGGATGACATTAAATTTGGAACTCTACCAGCCAATGGACCAGTGTCTATTTTAGAAGACTGTTTTAAAGCTAGAATGTTTTGAATATCTGATTTGGCCGTATCTATTTCGTTTAAAGATTCTACTTGTTTATCGCTTAGTCTGTTTTTTTCTTCTTCTTTTGCTTTTTTATTTTCATTAGATGCCGCAATTCTTTCTCTTGCAGCGTCTCTCATTGCTTCAATTTGTAATTTTCTTAAATCTTGATTTTCACGATTTAAGGCGGCTGTTTGAGCAAGCTGTTGATTTTTATAATCACGGTCAGCGATTTCTTTATCAACTTTTAGATTTAATTCTAAAGCTTTTTCTCTTTGCTTGTTTGCCATTTCAGCGGCTTTGTTTGCAACTTCTTGTTGGTTTTTTAAGTTTGTATCGTAATATTCACGAGCTTGTTTTGCAGCAGTAGGAGCCGCAAGAGCACCAGACTCACCAGTTACAGCCCCAAGTAAAGCAGGAGCGAAAGAAACGATAGCCTCTGACATTGGATCTCTTTGAACAACTTGTGGTTTTTCAACCTTAAACAGCTCTTCATTAGAAGCACCGTTAATAATGTTATCAATAAATTTCTGTGTTCGTTCATCAATGTAAGCCATTAAAACTCCTGACTTAGTTCTAAGTAGATTTGATTTTTAAAGTTCTTTATTCCAGTAATTAGAAAGCCTTGAGACATAGCCATTTTAAGCATGGGAATGTTGTTGTTTTCAACTAATGTCGTGGCTCTTTTGTATGTCTCTTTTAAAGAGTTAAGCATAGCTTTATAGCCTTCTAAAACCTTAAAAGATTTCTCAAACGCACCACCGTATGAAATATAAATCGTCTCAGAGTCAAATTCTCTACAAGTCATGTAACCCAATGGATTTTTATCCCAAACAACCAAGGCAAAATCTATGCGGTTCATATCGCATGGTCTTAACTCGTTAAATGTTGCCAAATGAGCATCTTCAGAAACAAGTCTCCACTCATGCGGTAAATACATTTGAACATTCACTATTTTTTACCGCCACTTTGTGCAGCTTGAACGCCTTTTTCGGCAGCATAATCTGCACTTGATAATGACTGCTGACCATAAGCTAAACCTAGAGCGCCCAGTTTTTGTCTCATTAAGTAGTCTTGAAGATCGTTTACGCCTTCGCGTTTCATTTTGGCAGAATCTAAAAGAACACGTCTTTCGCCTTCAGCGCCTTGTTCTGCGAACTTTTGATTGGCTTGATTTTGAATAGCAGCTGCACGAGCACCGCCAATACCACCTTTTGCAAGGTTACCGCGAAGCTGATCCATATAAGATAATCTTTGACCTGCAACATTGGCTTTAGATTCGCCACGAAGCGCGCCAAGTTCTTGTCCAGAATAACCTTTTGCCAGATCTTCTCTAGTTTGGCGCATTTTAATCATGTCAGGGTCGTCGTAAAACTCTTTTTGACCTAACTCACGACCGTAATTGTATGCTGCTGTTCTTCTTTGTGCTGCTTCTGATGGATCATAATTAACAATGTTTTTCTTAGACGGATCGTCACCCATGGCGCTATAACCAGCATTTAAAACAGGATTAATGGTTCTCCATCTTTTACCAACCTCACCAGCGCCATACGAATTATTATCTGGGTTATATCCAAACATTCCACCAGTAGACAAATTGGTCATGGCGTTCCACCCTTGGCCGCCGCTTTTTTTTAGTTGATCAAAAAATCCCATTATTTATTCTCCAATGCGAATAGTTTTAAATTTGTAACTGTTGCGTTTGTTGATATTAACTTTGCTTGATATGTGTACTGGCCAGCTTCTGGCTCATCCAAAAAGACAAAGGCCACCGATTGTACGCTAGCGTTACCAACAATAGGTCTGACTGCTATGTCAGTTGCCTCTGCATTAAGTTTAGTCCTAGTTATAATCACTTTGCAATTACTAGCGCTTGAAATACCAGCATCGCTAGACGTGTAAATCTCTTGAATACCAACGGTAACGGGGCCTCCAGTTGTCTTAAGATCAACAGTTAAGCCTGTAATAGCATCAGCTGAATTAAGCGTTGATGTGAAGCTAGAGCATAACTCAGAGATTGCATAATTTTTGGTCTCTAAAGCTTTAAAGCTATCTTCAATGGCTAACAGGTTTTGCCGATGCTCACCAGTCATGTATTTAACTGGGTCAACATTAGTTCTAAATTGTCTAAGTTTAGATAGCCTTTTCATTACTTTTTAGGCTCCCCAGAATCAAATGCTACAACGTACTCAATTTCGTATCCCTGAATGCGAACATACGCATTTTTTTCGTTATTGCTCATGCCAAACGAAACACCTGAAATCTTAGGATTTGCTGCCTTGTACTGCACTTTAACAAGCTTTTTAGATGATGACTCTGCTAAAAACTGAACATTAGTTATATCAGAAATAGAGTAGTCTAAGAAGTTCTGATATTGATTAAAGTTTAACGTGAAATCACCCTGAATTGAGTTAACCCACAAGTTAATATATTGCTTATCAATAGTTGGTGCGCCCTGAGTAAGCCATGCTGTTTTTAGAACAAAATTAATTGCAGATGTGTGATCTGTAAAATCATACTTGGTATTTGTTAACTTCATTTTCCACTGTCTGGTTCCGTCGCTTAAATAAAGCTCATCTTCAGCGGTAGCAGTTAGCCCACTAGTTACAAATCTATCCCATAAATACCAGCAGTTGCGCTGCAAAGACCCTTCATTAGCGTAGTCGAAAACAAAAGTAGTTCCCTCGACCGCACAAATATAAAGGTTTTCTTTTCTAAAGTTAGCAGAAACCGCTTTAGTCCAGTCTAGGTTGGTCGAGTTTATCTTTTGATAGTCAACAATAGGAAATCCTATGTTAATCGGTAAACGCCCAGCCACGCATGAGTAAAAGCCATTTACAGCATCCAACCACACTAAAGACCCGTTAATTTCTTGAATAGATCTATGTGATGCAAGGCCAACGTCTGCCTCTAGTAGCTCTAACTGAATAGTGTTTTCAGCTAATGAGCCAACAAGCACTCCAGTTGATCTTTCCTTAAAAGCAAAGAATGCGTCTTTATTTTGAGCACCGCCCCTGATTTCATCATCAAAGGGCGATTCAATTTTAAACTCATGCAATCCATCGCGCGGAAACGCCTCTGAGCTGCTCGAGCTGTTCCAATAGATTGATTGATAATCACAAAGAGCCGCCTCTGTGTATGTTGACCCAATAAACGTAGTTAATGGATCACCCCAATCGTTTAACGGCTCAACCAGTGTAAACGTAGGGTAAGTTTCATCTTTTAAAGACGTATCAACAGGCCTTCCCATTTGAATGATTTGATTTTGCCACTTAGAAACATACTTACATGCCCGAGGCAATTCACCGCCCTGATCTGCGTCTGTTAATGACAATCTAGATAATGTCCAAGGCGCAGGCTGAGTAGATCCTAACCAAGCAGCCGTATCTGCAAAAGTATCGACAAACGTGTATTGAACAAGTGGAATATCTATATCAATTAAATGATAAAGAAGATCTGTGTCTTTAGTTGTTCGCCAAATTCTTAAAAAAGAACCAGCAAACACCTCTGGTAAAAATAAATCTGTTAAATTTAAGTCAGTAATGATGTTTTGATATTGTTCTACAACAAAACCAGCAGACAAAGTTTGTCCATTAATCAACAGCGTGTTCTCTTTGTATAAAGAACCATATAAAGAACCAGTACCAGTTGCATTATTGGTCATTGTTACATTTGTGCTGTCTTGACCAGTAACTTGCGTACCCTCTGGAACGTTTGGATTTTGAATGTAATATCCTACAAGATTTCTTCTAAAGTTACCAAAAACAGCACCAGAACCAGTTGCATTTGTAGACAGTTTAAAAGTTGTTGCATCAACAACCTCTGTTACTGTTGTTCCGTTTGAAAAGTTAGCATGGCTTAAATACATGCCAACCATTATTCCATCTGTTGACGCTATAGTTGCAGTATTGCTTCCAGCCGTGCTTGTAATAGTTCCAGCAAAAGAAGCAAAAACACTTGCTAAATTAGATCCAGACGTTGTTCCCAAAATTTGAGATTCAACAAATGCTTGAAAAGGATATTGAAGGCTAACCGTTGAATATTCAGTTTCATCGTATCCTTTTTGAAGTAAAACCAACCCATAAACATCAACACTAGATGAACTAAATGTCGCACTAGCATCGGCTGTAATTTGTGTTGCACTATCAATACTTAAAACTCTAGTTCCGACGGGAAAGAAAGTGCCATCACCAACAAGCGCACCAACTTCGATTGTCGATGTATCTGATATTCCAGTGACAACAGCAGATCCGTTTGTTACTACAGCAGACCCAGAATAACCATAGCTTGCAGAAATAATTTTGCTCATTAGATACGAAAACCCATCAATTCTATCTACTTGTAGATTTGCAATCGTAGCTGTTGCCGTTGCTGCATTTGAAATGGTAATTTGTGTTGAGCTGTCTACAGAAGAAACTATAGTATTTGCAGGAATATTTGTTCCACTAACAATATGCCCTGGCTTAATTCTTGAAGTATCATTTAATCCAGTAACTACAGCAGAAGCGTTTGTTATTGAAGCATTACCAAAATAAGCAGTTAATTGTCTATTAGACAGTGGAATACGAGCAGTTAAACCAGCTACTAAATTGTGGTTTGGGTAAACATCAATAGTTGCCCCTCCATTAGGAATATTTTGTCCACCCCTTACACGACATCTAAACCAGTTAAAGCTGGCTGTTAAAGATGGAATAACAATAGACATGGCGTTATAACCACGAGGTAGTCTTTGCTTAATGTAAAGATTTTCTGCTCCAACATCAAAACCACCCATCACAGTATTTCCCTGTGCATCTACTGATCCTATTTGAAAAACATATTGATATTCTCCATTAGGAGACATGTTTCCATCAGGTCGAGAAGTTGGTGTAAGAAAAATACCAGTGTAATTATAATTTGTGCCTGCAAATGAATAATCAGGTTCTGATTGCTGTCTTGGAGCCAATATCTTTGGCTGACCTACTCGATACACAACATAACCGTCGTATTTCATAGGAAAGCCTCCGTCTGTAATTATACAAACGTTGTTAATATTTACATAAGAAATGCCATTGTAATTTGGATCGGTGTAAAAATCACGAGTAGTGGTAAAAGGAATATCAGTGTAACCACCACCGCTTAAAACTTTCTCCCAGTATTGAGAGTTCATCTCATTTGCAACACCCAAAGAAAGCTCTTTGTTCATTACAACATCAATTAAGTAAGCAAGCTTTGTGCTACCAGAAATAGTTGTCCCATCTTCATCAACAACAGTGCAAGTTGCACCTAACGCATTAATAGCCACACGCAATTCATCCATTGTCATGGTGAGTGACACGTTAATTGCTGCATAAGAATTGAATTTTAATTTATAAGTGTCTGCGTTTTCATCATAATAAAAAGAATAGCTCGTTGCTGTTCCTAGTGAAGAAAACTTAATATATTGCAGTCTTTTTTTGTAAAGATTTCCGTCGGTTCCTACAGATAAATATTGAGACCTTGCCTCACCTGTATCTATATCTGTATATCTATACTCAATGTCACCAACAGAGGTAAAACCAAAAGCACTTTTGTGCTGAAAACCATTGGCCTTCGTAATTTCATCTTGAAAATTATATCTAAAATTCTTAGATCCATCTCTAAATGACTTTGGATTTGCTAAAAGCTTGTTTGAACGCGTGTCTAAACCAGCAAAGCTAGAATAAAACTTATCTAATTTGTGACTCAAGGTAACTCCTAGAAGCCGATAATGTCTAAATTTGTTATAGGTATAGATTGCAGATCATCGCTTAATGTTGCAAAAGATCCAGAGAGCTGCACAAAACTATCGGCCATGTCTTGCTTAGCCTCTTTAGACCACTGTGAAGAATCCGAATATTTAGCATCATAAACCATGTGCTTAATTAAATATGACTCACAAATATCATCCCATTGTGGAATGTTTACTGTGTTCTTGCCTACACAAATATAATCACCTACCGCAACAGTCTCTCCACTTGCTAACGTAAAAGGTGAAAGCGTAAATACACCGCTTGAAATAGAAGTGTATTCAACATTCACAGCCTTTTGCTGTCCATACTTATCAACAACACACAAAAAGTAATCATCGTTAATTTCATTCTCATCATAAGAGCCAGTCGTTGAAACAGATAAAGCAGTAATTTGATTAGAGCCGTTAATAGTTACAGCGCTAACTTGGCCAGCTCTTTTTTGTAAGCGTGGAACTTTTTTAATGTAAGTAAGCTGTAAAACACCGTTAGAAATAGGTGGGTTTAAATGATACCCGTCGTTTTGTAAAATATAACCAAACGGATAGCTTGAAGTCGTTGTCACTTTTTCTTTAGTGTAAGACTTATAAAGTGTTTGATAGTATGTGCCTTGCTGCTGATCTAGCCATTGAATTGTATCAATGTGCTGCATGTATAAATCAGAAGGGTAATTGTACTTTTCTTGCCCTGAAACAACAGTTACAAACTCCTGTTTCATTAAGTACTTACACTTAAGATTAACAACTTCTTTCATTAAAGAGTCTTGAGCGTTGTTTAAATACTGGACGAAAGTGCTTTGCTTAACACCGCTATTTGCATCATAGCTAGTGTTGTTTGAAAGCTCCCTGGCCATACTAATAATTTGCTCGACTCTTTTCATGAAACTACTCCATCATTTTTTTAAGTAACATTTTCTTTTTTAGCTTGGTGTACTCAACGTCACCAGTTACAGCATCGGCTGTGCTATTATTGCCATTTTGTGGTTCTTCTGCACCTTGCATTTGAGCAAGCTTTTGTTTTTTTTGTGCTAGTTCCATTTCCATTTGTTCGATTTCATCTTCTAAATTCATCATCCTAAAGCCCTCGCATTGTTAGCTAAAATAGTATTAATAATGTTTTGCTCGTTTGAAGCTTGATTTTGATATGCCTGACCGATTGCTTGGCGTTTTGCTCTTTCATCTGCCGCGCGTTGAGCAATGTACTGAGTTAAGAAAGAACCACCAGCGCCAATCGCAGCACCCATAGGTCCACCCATGGAAGCACCAGTCATCGCGCCTTGAGCTACCTGTCCAGCATCCATTTGAGACTTTTCAGGTACGGCAACCTGTGTTTGTGGAACCGCCATTTCTGGCGTCATTTCATTTTCTTGATCCAAAGTTGGTGGCCCAACCAAACTTCTTCTTGCGTTTAAATATCCCATCTTAGAAATCCTTTGCTAAGTAATAAACTTCGTAATCAGTATCTGAACCAGCGGCTAACGTAACAACTGCTCTAACAAATCCTGCGTGAATACCAGCAACAGAAGCAATAGTAGCAGATCCGTTGGCTACTAAAGCAACAGATGCAGCTGCAATAGTTGTAGGAACGTCTGTCCAATCCGCATCGACAACACCTTGTGGGTTGATATTGGTGTATTGAAGCTTAACCGTTCCGTTTGTTGATGCGTTTTTTGACTTAACAGTCACAGCAACACCAGAGAAGTTTGTAATATCAAAAGCTTCTACATAGTTTGTAGTGTTACCAAATGTTAACCCTGTTAAATTCTTTCTTTCTGAACGTGCCATATAGCCCCCGTTATATTATTAATTTTAGTAAAAATTCATGCAAGTCCTGTTATTTAAACTCAAAAATAAGCTTAAAATTAACATCGTCGCATAAATCTCTAAATTGTTGAGGAAGTATCTGTTTTTTACCAAAATCAAACACCCCAAATTGCTGATAACTTAAATAAACTAGCTCTGAGCAATAAATTTTACTCTTATCTATTTTAAACTCGTAATCATAACCCTTACCAACATAAGTAAGAGCATTGCACCCAGCTTCGTAGTTTTGCTCTTTTGTTGTTTTAAGTGGTCTAATGATGGCCACCTTATCCATTAAGAACAGGAACTCTTCTAAGTCTGCTTTTCTAACACCACCGATGTTTAAACCCCACTTAGGATCAAACTGATCGCCTACGGCTTCAACAACACCTGCTGGGCTAAGGATAGCTGCGTGGTCATACTCACCCTTAATAAACAAAGAAGTAAGTCTTTGGTCTTCATGGGTTACAAGAATATCGCCGACCTGAATTAAGCTCATAGCAAGATCAACCGAATCCCTATTCATTTTCGGCTCAGATCTGCCAAGCTTTTGCATTAGCTTTTGAATCGGAGTAAACAAACGAAGAAAGAAGTTTAAAATCACTTATTCATGTCCTGCATACGTTTTTCATTAAGCTTTTGATGAACTGTTTCTAAAGCAGATTGCATTTCTTGGCTTGATTCATAAGCTCTACGATATTTAGTAAATTGCTTTTCAGGCACACAAACCCAGCCAGACATATCAGATAAAGACATTTCTACTGGATCTGTTACCTTAACAGGCTTTTGCTCTGTCACTGTTGCCGCATCTGCATAACCATCCTGTGGATAGATCTTAGCAAACACATCACCAACAAGCTTAACTTCTTTACATCCAACCATGAACAACGATGCGAGTAATAAATATTTCATTTTAACCTTCCAATAATTTCTTTAAGTTTTCTTTGCGCTTTTTTTTAACATCATCAGTGGCTGGAAGTGTCTCTAAATAATCGCCATCTGAAATAGTTTTGTTGTCCTTAATTTCTTGAACAAACTCTTTGGCTTCGACAAGACCATACTTAATAGCCTTGCCTAAGATAATCGAAGTGATCCAGCCTTGTGGGCCAGACCATTTCAAAATAAACATGACAATAGCCTTGGCTAGAGCTTTCGAGAAGTTTTTTGCCGAACCTAAATTTGGAATAACTGCTTTGATAAGATCTAACCAAGGTATTTTCATATTAGATTTTCTCGATTAATTTTAATAATTCAGCTTTGAACGGCTCTTTTAAAGCAGCTAAAACTACATCATCAATTGGTGTGGCTGATTTTTTTACAGTTTCTTCTAAAGCTGGGAAAGCAACTTCTAAAACGATTTCAGATGCAGCAGCTTTTGCGTGTTTTTTTAAGATTTCTACTAGTTCCATGGATGTCTCCTATTTGTTGTTAATGCCCAAAGCGCCTTCAATTCTTGCAAGTGCTTCTCTAACAGCTGCAAGTTGTTGAACTAACTTTGAATCTAATTGTTCATGTTTAATTTCTAAAGCATCAGCTTGTTTTTCAACTCGCTCAATAGCTTTTTCGTTGTTTGATGTTTTACCCTCAAGCCTTACTAGCCAAACAATAAGACCGATTGATGCAGACATAATAGGCCAATAGTTATTGATAAAACTTAGCAAATCCATTTATTATTCCCACGGCTTAAGGTTTTTACAAACATACACTTCATCCATGTCTTGTACTTGTTTGCAGTCTTTTAAAATATGCATTGTTGAGCATCCAGACATAAGAGCAATCATTGTCCAAAATATCACAGCCCAAAAAATATCTATGATTATTTTGTTCATCATTCCAACCAGTTTTCGACATCAACATTTTCTAGCACAACTGAAAAACCAATAGATCCGCCACCTAGCGCAAAAAATCCTGATCCGAACCACTGATATTGTGTGAAACTATTAATACACGCTAGTCTAAAGCGAGTTGCATCGTATGCAGCTGCTCTACAAATACCTGAGTTCGATCCATTACCGATATGTCCTGAGCCAATATATGAACCTTGTAAAATCGTGTCGTAGACATTTGTCGAAGTAGAAAAATAATTTTTTCTCGGGTCAAACCTTAAGCCGAAAGGTAAAGTGAATAAATAATCACCAGTTCCATTTGCGCCGGCCACGCCTTGTCTGAATTTGTAAAATACTTTAGCTTGTGATCCATTTACACGTTCAGCATAGACATTATCGTAATCACCAGCGCCTTTTGTAGGTGCAACAGAAGTAGCTCCGATAGTAATAGTCCCAGAACCTAAAGGTGTGCCTTTAAATGTTCTATGAACCTGAACAAAAGTACCACCGCTAGATATAAAAGCCGCTGACTCACCGATAGTGTTAAGTCTTGATGTGGCGCTTGATTCTACTGTCTGGCCAAATTGAGTTGAAAGCGTAATAACATGCGATGTTGCATCTAGCTTTGTAAGAGTGATCAAGGTTCCCGTAGACGATGCGCTTGGTAATGTAATCGTGTAAGGTCCAGATGAAGCAGACGCTAAAACATGAGTTGCAGTTGTAACTGTAGTTGTGCTCGTTACATATTGAGGAGTAAAAGACGGCGTTGCTGTGTTTGTACCCCAATAAGTAGAGCTTCCGTTAGACAACAGCACTTGACCAGATGTTCCCAGAGATGAGCTTACGTTTCCTGAACTGTCGGTAGATAAAACACCACTTGAAAGTCCAGAAACTTGCAAACTAGGTGCTCTTATTTGGCCAGCAAAGCTTGCAGCAGTTGTGCTCTGAATATGCAATGCTACAGATCTTGTTGTTGATCCGCTTGCCGTTACTCCAAAAGTTAAATCGGCTCCCTGGCTTGTTGGAGACCAATCACCGATAGCATTTGATCTAATATATGCACCAGCAACAGTTGTTCCACTTTGTGAGGTCCCAGCAAATTGCATGGCACCAAGTCTAGATCCACTAACAACCGCAGTGCTTGAAGTTGCCATCAACTGTATAACTGCTCCGCCAACAGTTGAACTATATGATCCAATATTATTAACCTGCACGATTGGATTTGAAGACGAATGAACATCAAGAGCTGCTGTCGGTGCTGTAGTTCCAATACCAACGGCTCCATTTCCAATGTTAATTCTCATTCTTTCGTTATAACTTGATGATCCTGAACGACCACCAAAAACAAGGTTACCCCAGTTACCACCACCAGCAGCACCGTCAACCATACCGACATACGCTGCTCGAGCAGTTGAATCACTAACCGTTGTCCCTAAAGCAAGATAAGAAGCAGAGTTGTCTACAGAAGCAGTATTATTAACAATTAAAACAGTTCCATTAGAATAAGGTGATGCGGCCGCTGTACTTGATGCAACATAGACTGTAGAGTTTGCCTTTTGCATTGTAATTGTGCCAGAAACACTTAAAACGGTAGTCGGATTACTAGTTCCGATACCTACGTTTCCACCAGATGAGTTTAAAATAAGATTGTTTGAACCAGAGCCATTAATAAATAAAGGAACGCTTCCTTGTGATTGTATTTCTGTAGCTGTAGAGTTTGCACCAAATCTCAACATTCTTGTGCCGTCAGAAACACGAGCTTGGTATCTTGTACCAAAAGTACCAGTACCTTGAACGTGTAAAGGATCTGATGGCGATGTTGTACCAATACCAACAGCTCCTCCAGAAGTTACTCTCACAACTTCTGTTCCGCTTGTTTTGAAGGTCATTGCCTTACTTGTATGATTATATGTAATTGATCCTTCATCAGAAGAGTTTGCAATATCATCGTGTCTAAATATAATTGAACCAGTGCTGTTTCCAGTGCCAGATGCAATTGATACAAAGTTTGCATTTCTATTTAAAGATTGAACAATTAATGTGGAATTTGAATTAACAGTTCCATCATCTAAATCATTGTAAACATGAAACGACTTACCGTTGCTTGATACTGGTGAGCTAGTTCCAACGCCTACGTTTCCATCGTTGTAGTAAATACTTGTTCCGTTGGTTGCCCACGGAGATCCGCTAACAGCTGGAATATACCCGAGCGCTGTAGACACATCGTTACCAGTTAAGCTTCTAAATGTAGGAAAGCTTGCAGCACCAGTGCTAAATAAAATGGTGCCAGACGCTGCTGGAGCAATCATATTGACTGCATCTGTGCCATTTCCTGACATTAAAGAGTATTGGGTTAACGAAGTTGAGCTAGTTCCGCCTTGAGTTACAGGAATGGTTCCAAATGTAACAGTTGTCCCAGTTCTTGATACTGGAATTTGACCTAAGTTAAAGTTAAATGTTGTCGAAAGCTTACTCTCGTTGCCACCTTTTAATTGAGTTGGTGGTAGATTGGCATAAGCTACTGCTAAAATAATGGTCGTAATTATAAACAAAATCTTTTTCATAATATCCCTTACGTTCTTAAAACCCATTGAACGATTACTTCATTGGTTCCTGAAACTGTTGCGCACGCTGAAATTGCTGCTGCACCGTCGAACACTTCAGATCGGCCAGGCTCGAAAAGCATTCCATTTGTTGTTGATGCTGTTGCTCCAATAGCAATTCTTACGTTGTCTGTGTTTGTTGATGGCGCTTGAATGTTACAACTTACAGCATTTGCTGGAACGCTGATTGTTGATGCCGTTGTTCCTGTTAAGGCTTGCTGAGATAGAGAGCCGCCGTTGTTTACTAAATTAATTAAAGCTAGGGTATTTGTAGAAATCTCACCTAATAGAGTGTTTGAAAGATCTTGTTTTGCTGAAGTTGCAAAGTCTACCTCTACACCAGACCCATTTAAAACTTTAGTTGGTAAAGGGTTAGAGTTTGCGGGAGTTACCGTGTCTTCTTCAACTTCTGTGTTTACTCCATCAAGTACAAACTGAATTGGGCTTGGAGAAAGAGCAACTATTCCAGCACCAGATTCATCTACTCTTTGTGTTGCATATCTTAAAATATAAAATTCATCACCAGTGTTTGGTGTATTCGGAAGCTCTGCTGCAATGATTATTGTATTTGCATCAGGTACAGAAATAATATTTGCTTCAAAATAAGGGTTTTGTGATGAAAGCTCGAACCTAACAACATCACCAGCCAATGCGCTGTGAGATGTGCTTTTTATGATTCTTTTTGTTGTGTTTGCTTCAGCCGTTTTTACTAAGGCATGTGTTCTGAAAAGAGCGTTAGTTACATTATCAAATGCCACTTTATCAGACGATGTTTTTTGTGCTGTTACAAATTGATTTGAGTCTTTTGTTTGTGACTCTAAATAACCAGAAATATCAGTTTCTAGTTTTTTTTGCGTTGAAAAGCCTTTGATAGACATTTTTACCCTCTGCTGCTTAAGCGCTTCTTTGTGATAAAAAGCCCCACATCATGTAGGGCCTTAAATTAATACTGTAATAATTCTTGAGACGAATCAGAACCAAGCACTATACAGCTAAAGTTTCCATTCGCTGCCGCACCACCTGATAAGTTTTGCATCTCAATAGTAAGTTTAAAGTTTGTTGATCCTGTGATTCTAGGAACTCTGTTGTCAGTGATAGCCAAAACACAAGCTTCTGGTGCTCTTAAGTATGGTTCATCAAAAGTAATTTCATAAGTACCAACCGCTGTTTGAGCGATAGTTGCATCGAATTTACCATTGGCCATAGTTGGAGTTACGCCTTGAGTTCCAACGGCCACAGTAATGCTACCAGCTCCAGATGCATCAGCATTGTAAGGAACAGCGTCCGAACACGCTAAAAATAAATCTTGAGTCAAAGTAACAGTTCCATCTGTGTTATCTAAAACAGTAACATCTGCGATTGTAACGGCAGCAGCAAAAGCAGCGGCAACAACAGTATCAGCATCACCAGTTGCGATTGAAACCACAGTTTTAATGTCAGCGTTTAAATATTCATCAGCTGTAGGCTCCGTGCCATCGGCGTCAATATCTAACCACAAAGCTTCGCTTTGGCCTGCAGTATTGTATACAACAATAAAGTCGGCTTGAGTCGCAGCAGCAGTGGCTGGTAAAGTCACAGTTTCAACCTGTGCAGCACCAGTTGTGACATTAAATTGCATGATTCTCGGACGAAATTGTGGACTTTGAACGGCAAATTTCATTTGTGAAATCATGTCGCCCCCTTAGATTTGGTCTGCTGTATCAGCACCCAAAACAATAAAGTGAAAGTCTGCATCAGTTGCAGAACCAGATAAGTTTTCTGTTAAAATTTGAACTGAATCAACGCTAACAGTGCCTAATTTACAAACGATATTGTCTGTAATTGGAGTTGCGATAACTTCAGGAACACGTTTAAATGGGATTTTAAATGTTAATAAATAATCACCAGTTCCCGAATCTGTTAATGTGAAGTTGTTTGCACAAGTGCCTGATAGAGCCGCTGTGCCAGTGCCGTCAACCTTAGCTGACATGATACGCATTCTTAATTGAGGGCATTTAACCTGTTTGGCTACACCCATTCCGCTAGACATATTTTCTCCTTTAACCAGAATCACCTAGAGCATCTGGAATAAAGAAAGGAAAGGCCACCCAGAAAAGAAGGCCTCTCCTCTCAAATTGTTATTATGTAGAAAGACCTGTGATCACACCTTGGAAAGATGGGATGAAGTAGTTTTGATAATATCCGCCGTAACGAGCTGAGTAAGCATCATCATTGGCAACACGTAAGAAAACAGTTCCATCATCATCAAACCAACCAAAACCTGGGCGGTGATAAGAAGTCATGAAGTCAGTATTTACTGCATACATGCGATCATCTTCACACATACGATCTTCAATGATAGCGATACGTGATCCATTTGCTAAGAACTCGATACCAGACCAAGAGATTTTACCTTGAAGTTCAGAAGAGCGTGGCTCAATCATGTATACTTTTTGATCTTCTAAGAAGTTCTTAATTTTACGCATTTGAGTGTAAGAAGTTACTAACATTTTCGGTGCTTTACCGCATTTGAACATAACTTTAGACACTAATTCATTCATAGCATCAGTAGAGATACCAGAACCACCAGCAGCAATTTGAGTTGCTTGGAAACGACGTTGAACAGTTACACCGTAAAGAGTGCCTGAAGTCGCATCACAAATACCTTTTAAACCTAAAGGCTCATTGTCTTTAGAGTTTTGCATGTAAGCAATCATTCCAGATCCAGAAGCTGTTAAGTCTAAAGTACCTGATAAACGAGTTAATTCTAAAGTGCGAGTTGATGGGATAACTTCATCAATGCGGAATACAGAAGCATCTGTGCCGAAGTTAATATAATCGTTTTCTTCCCAGTGACCTTCAACCCATGTTGCAGCAGAAACTACGCAAACAGGAGCAGCAGCAGTGCCTGTAGCATTGGCATTTAATGTACCTAATGCACCAGTACCGTCACCAAAAAGAATACGAGAAGCATTGCGGTTCCAAGCCTCTACTGTTTTTTGAACGTTCCATTTCATCGCTTCAACGAATGCGCCTTCGTCAGATGCAGAAGCTTTTAAAGCCTCACGTTGAATTTCTGTTACAGCGTAAACGCGTTTAGCGTTGATAGTCGCTTTAACAGCAGATGCTGGGTTTGCTGTTGGTAAAGATCCTGCGCCCACACCACCAGAGAAGAACGTAGGTACTGCTACCTTCATGTCTTCACCTACGAAACCGTAGTCTTTTTTGATTGTCCCTAATAAAGGGTTTGCAGAGTTGTAAGCGTTCTCAGAAAGCTTACCAAACTTTGTTTTAAACAACGCACTCGACGCTGTTAACGAAAATTGAGCCATTTTATTTCTCCTAGACCCCTAGTTATGGGGTAATAGTTGTTTTTGTTTTTTAATTAAATTTGATCGAACGACCAGACTTCATCTTTGGCTGTTTTTGCCTGTTGAACAGGTTTTTTGCCGCTTAAAAACTCTTCTCGTTCTTGCTTGATTTGACTGACCAGATCTTTTTTAGCTTTAGGACTTGCGTATGTTTCGACCACAAATTCAGCAACGTCTTGAGGACTTAATCCTAGTTGGTGAGAGTCTTCGACAAGTTTTAAAAGTCTTTTCCCTTGCTCTTCTTGCGACCAAGGAAGCTTTACTTGTTCGAGTACGCTTTCAACTGCGTTCCAAATTCTGTCTTTTTGGACAAGTTCTACAACTTTTTCTGGTTCAAGATAACTTTTGTCTAGGATTCCTTCTTTGACTGCCTGTTGGGCTTGGTCATGGAACGACATAAAAGTATCTTCGTCTATTTGATGACTTGCTCTGATCTTCTCTAGTTTAGCTTGCTGCTCCCGTTGGGCTTGCTGCTGCTTTGTAGACTGCTCAAGAGTGTCTGCACGATACTTGTGATATTTAGCCTCGTAAGCTAAAGCATCGGCCTTACGTTCATCGTCAGACATTGCGTACCAATTTTCAAGCAATTTTATATTATCTTCTAAGAATTTTTGACGATACTGGACCGGATCAACACCAGCCATTTGAGCCATCTTAAACATTCTGATAGTTTCATCTTGTTCATTAAAAAGGTCTTGAAACGACTTAGAAGCCATTTGAGCTTTTGACTCTAGACCTTTGATGTCTTTTTCTTTTTTAGATAGTTCAGTGAATTTCTTATCCCATGCAACTTTGCCTGAATAGTTACCCATTAACTCTTTAACAGGAACTAGCTCTTCTTTGCCGTTAATTTTGACAGGAATTGCGGCCTCTTCATCTAGCTCAAACTCTGAATCCTTAAGCTTAGCTTTGATCATTTTACGAGCTTTTTCTAAGTTTGCTTCGTTTTCTTTATCTTGCTTTGCTTCATCCAATTTTTTCTCAGATTTTGGAGGAGACTTTTCTTCTGCTTTCGTTTCGGCCTTTTTGCCTTTGTCAGTATCTGACGTTAGGTCTTGAGACTTTTCAGACTTCTCGGATTTTTGAGACTTAGCTTTTTTTGCTTCTCGAGTAACCTGCTCTAGCTCGTCAAAAGTAACTGGGCCAGAGGCAGAGTTCATTTCGATTTTACCGTCTACTGTGGTTTGTGTTTCTGTCATTGATACGTTTGGATTGATTTCAGACATGTGTCTCCCTTAGGTGCGTAAAAATACGCTTGCCAATGGCTAAACTGAGGTATTAACCTTTAACCACCTACACATCCTTTTTGAGTCGAACGGCCCCTTAGTTAACCGCTTGGGGGCCTAAGATTTTATTGCATTTGCTCTGGTGCTACTTCGGGAGGCAAAGCTTCAGGAGGCAACATTGGAGGCGGTGCCATTAAAGGCATATCAGCCAACATCGGAAATCCAACAAGCATTTTCAAAGATTCCATATAAAGCGGATTCTTTTCTGCACGCATAATCATCATTGTTTCTGTAGCTAATAAGTGATTATAAGCAGCTTGTTTAACCTCTGGACTTGCTTTTTCTTTAAAGCCTAAAGGTTGAATTGCTTGTGTATGGATTCTCCAGTGAGTGATTAAGTCTTCGTACTCTTCTGGTTCAATAATAGCGCCTGTATCAAAGATCTTTTCGTTTTCATCTTCAGCAGCACGAGCGGCCACAGATGCAACATCGTAAGCTTTCTCACCTTGTGCTAAGCCTGTCATTTCGATGACTTGTTCACGAGGCAATAAATCAGGGTATTTATCAGATAGATCAACAACCTGTTGGATGCGAACAGCTTTTGAATCAGAAAGACCAGAAATGTTTTGATTCACAACAGAATAGTCTTTACCTAAAGCCTCAATGTTAAGCGGCTCCATCTCCCATCTGTTGTCTTTACCTAACATCATGATAGTTCTTTCATCTGTTGGACGATAAAACTGAGCACAAGTTTTTAAGATTTTATCATTTACTGATATTACAGCAGCATTAAAATTGGCCACATCTGTAGTTAAACGACGTGACTCTGATTCGCTGACGTATTGTAAAGCAACACCAGCAGTGACTCCTGGAGGTGGGTTACCTTGAATAACAGAGTTAGACTTAGCGAATTTGTAGAACCATTCAACAAACTTGTCCACAAATGCAAAGTGAGACTGACCGACAGGGTTAGCTTGCGCAAGTACTGGCGGTTGAGCCCCTGCCTTAAATTCAACGATATTAACATCATTATTTAACTGCTGTTTGTCTACAGAGCCAGCTTGGATAAACCATTTAGCATGTCCTGCAAGCATAAACATCTTAACCATTGAGTTTAAAAGATTGTTAATGTTTGAAGCAATACCACGAACTTTATCAATAGATGATTGGCCATGTAACTCTTCATCGTTTTCGACAGCAATTAAGCGATCTATCGGAAGCTCACCATGCTTATAAGACAATGGTCCATTTTTAAGCAATGTGTTGATTGTAAAGCAAGCTTCATATCCTTCAGGCAAGTATTTAGTTTTCTTGTGATAGAAATGAATCTTTCTACACATACCTTTAAGATGCTTTGCCTCCATGTTGTCATAATCAAACATCTTAGCATCTGCATCTTCTTGAATGCTTGAGGCTTTGTCAGGATAGTCTAGCTTTAACGCTTCAACGTAATCCATTTCGATAATGAATACATAGTTTACCTTTTCCCAAGATTCAGCATTTTCGTAAAACACGTTATGCACAGTTTTATGCACTACTTCGACATCGCCCTGAAATACTCCAGAGTTAACTTGAACGCCGTCTTGTGTTTCCTGTGTCTTTCCAATAGCTACTGGCTCACCTAGGTCTGGGTTCCACCTAGTCCATAAAAAAGATTCACCTGCAACTTGAGAGTTACGCAGAAGCTTTTGATATTTGTGGTCTAGTTTTTGAGCGTAAGCTACATGCTTTAGAAACTTATTAGCCACTTTCGCGTCAACTTTATCCGATGTTTCATCGTGAGCAGGAAGCGCTTGAACCATGGGTTTTACTTCCATGATACGAGCTACTTTTTCGTCAATGAAGTCACTGATTAAAGGTAATACTAGTTGTGGCGTATATTTTTTTTGAGTTTCTAAGACATCGCGAGGGTAATATACTGCGTTAAAATATTGCAGCCCCTTAAATCTTAGATAGTTGTTCTTAGCTTTCTCAAGACGATTAGTTGAGTTGTTTTGTAGTGCTTTTAATTCATCTTTAAGCCAGTTTAAAACTGTAGCTTCGTTGGTTAAATCAATAGCAAAGAACGGTTTTTGTTGTGAGACATTAGACATGCTGTCCAAGTCATCGAACGATGTATACAATTTAAGCTCCTAGCCTTCTAATTATGAAGGAATAGTTGTTTAATATTATTTAATTTTACGGGTACGAAGGCGCTCAATTTGCTCAAGCTCTTCGCTGTCTACAGGGTCGCCCAAATCCCTAAAAGCGTCAAATATGTTGTTACCTATCTGGCTAGGCTCGGTCATGTCTTTCATTGGGTCCATTGGAACCATTTGCACGCTGTGCTTGCTAAAGAAGTTCTTAGCTAACATCAGAACTAGGCAAGCTAGCGATGATAGTAGTGCGATGATTGATAAGATTAGTGCTGCGATATTCATTTATTTAACTCCTTCATAAGTCATTTCAAATATATCTGGCTTGCATGGATAAATTTCGCCCTTAACCCCTCTGATGATGTAATCACCTAAAGATGCTTTGTGATCACCCTCAAGCGTTTTAATAGTTAGGTAAGTCTCTTCACTTGGATTTGCGAATTTCCCGGTATTATGAGCAATGATCACATTTTCTGTTAATGCGTCTTGTGCCCACTGTGGCCAGTTTAATTGGCGCACTTCTAACTGAAATGCCTCAATCACTACTGGTTTTTTTCTGTATTTCATCACTCTATCTCCCTGTAAGAAGTATTAAAGTCGAAGTCTTCGTGCATTGCAAACCCTCTGCGCTGGTCTTCTATTGGGGTTTGCTTAGGCTCTTGAAGCTCTGATAGGTCCACTCCTAACGATCCAAGTCCGTATTGAAACGCGTTAATTAAATGATCGTTTGCTTTTGGAATGCGGCCATTATCATCTTTTTGATACATTTCTAACTCTTTCCAAAAGTTGGTGCACTCTTGAGCTATTTCAATATAGTTTCTGTTCATAAAGCATTTAACTAAGTTAATGTAACCGTCCACACCAAAGTTAGACTTATTGCTTGGGATTAACCATTTTGAAGGAGAAACTTCATTTAGTTCATTTCTAAACCATGCTGCTGCTTCATCATATACAAATTCAACATTTTTAAAGGAATACTTTGATAGTCTTTCATCAATAGCTTTGTTTATTCTGTCAGCAGTAGTATTGACTGGGTTGGTTTCGTAAATTTCATCGATAACTTTAATTTTCTTTGAATATTGATTGTATAAAAAGAATATAACAGCAAAACAGCTTGTTGATCCTGGATCAAGACCTACCACCATTGTCCATTTATTAGAGTCTTTGGGAATAATTGATTCGCGTTTTGGTTTTAATGCCGTAATAATCCAAGGGAAGATCGTACCTTTACCGCCTCGCACGAATCTACCTAATATTTCTTGCTCATAAAACTCTTCTGAATATTGAGCTTTAATAGATTCAAGATAGCCGTCAGGAAGGTAAATGTTTTCCATAGACGTAGCAGTTATCATTCTAAACTCTGGATTGTTTCGCTCGCCATCTTTGTGAAAGTAATCGTAAATCCAGTTATAGCCAGCAGGCGTTGATGTCACACGTCCTTCAAGTTTTAAAGCGTTTCTGTCACGCAAACGTCCCATCATCATATCGAAAGCTTCTTGCTTAAGGTCGCGAACTTCATCTAACCAAAAAGATCCAACCTCAATACCACGAAGCATTTCGTAGTTGTCCATTGTTTTACAAAGACAGGTGCCACCAGCAAATTCTAGAATTCCTTTGTTTTGATTGTATTTAAACGAAATACCTAGCTTTTCTAGCTCACCAAAGAGCGTTTTAAGCGTGGCAGTTTCAAGTTGTGAATAAGTATTTGCACCAATAAAGTGCAAAGCGTTGGGATTGGTTATTACTCTAGATATTGAATATTGAGCGCCGGACCATGTTTTACCAGATCCAACGCCACCGATTAAGGCTACAAACTTCTCTTTTGCAGTCAAAAACTCAGCCTGGTGGCTAAGTAGATGAATCCTTTTTCTCGGTCGTGTATTCAATTGTAAAACCTTCTATTTTAGTTTCTTGCTCTATTTTATCAGCATATCCAAGATGTCTTTGTGCTATTGTTTTGAGCGCCCAAGGTTCTCTTTTGTTAACTGCTTCATCAAACAAAACTTCGGCTATTTTTCCCTTAGACATTGAGCGCCATTCTTCCATTTTATTGGAAAAACGATCTCTTAGCGTGTCAACATGACATCCCACAATATCTGCAATAACTTTGTCTGATAAATGAAGCTTTGATAGTTTTTGAAGCAACACTTCATCTATTTCTTTTAATGGTCTTCCTATCTTTTTTGGCTCATCCATTCAAAAGCTCAGCTTTCTTTCCTGTGAACTTTTCCCATCGAGCAATAATAACATCGACGTAATGTGGATCTAATTCCATCATAAAGCATTTACGATTTGTTTTTTCGCAAGCTATTAATGTTGAACCTGAGCCACCAAATAGGTCTAAAACTAAGTTTTTATTTTGACAGCTATTTTTTAATGCTAATGAAATCATTTCTGTTGGTTTGGGCGTAGTGTGGCCCTTTATGCTTTCTCTACCAAACTCCCAGACGGTAGTTTGCTTTCTATCTGAAAACCACTTGTGAGAACCACTTTTTTCCCAGCCATAAAGACAGGGTTCATGTTTTGATTGGTAATCAGATTGCCCCATAACTAAAGAAGGCTTAACCCATATAATCATTGAGCTAAAATGAAAATGCTCTCTAAATGACAAGTGAAAAATATCTGCACATTTATCAGAGTGAAAACAGTAAATTGAAGCTCCTGATTTAACATTTAAAGAATAGTTTTTAAAAGATTTATCTAAAAGCTGTTTTAAACCTTCTCTTGAATCGTTATTTATTCCTTTGTAGTCAACACCATAAGGAGGATCAGTGAACACCATATCAGCTTTATTGCCATCCATAAGTTTTGCAACCTGGGCCTCGTCAGTAGAATCACCACACATCAATCGATGCTCGCCTAGCTTGTATATCTGCCCAAGCTTTGCAACTGGCTCTACTTCTTCAGGAACCTCATCCGGATCGCCTTCAAAATCTTTTTCAGCTACATCAATCGTAAAATCCTGAATACCTAGCATGTTAATATCAAAATCAGGTCCTAGATCGCCAATGTCGGCATTTATTCCTGACATATCTAATTCAGACCAATCAGAGATAGCGTTATCAGACACTAGAAAAGCATATTCAGCATCGATTGATTCAAAGTCTTGATACACTACTGGCATTTCTTTAAAGCCTGCTCTAAGCGCAGCAAGCTTCCTTCCGTGGCCAGCAACAATGTAATCAGATAGCTTAGATACTATGATTGGATGTCTAACTCCGTGATACCTATAAAGCTCGGCTAATCTATCAATTTGATCTTGTCCGTGTTTGTTGCGGTTTTTTGGATGGTTTTTTAAAAGCTTTGGGTTTTCTAGTTTGTCGTATAAACAGTGAATTTTCATTTAGTCCTCAAATATAAGCATTAATGGCCAAAATAATGCCCAAAGTATAGTTCTTAAAATTATGCCTGAAATTGGTAAGCCGTTTAAAGCCGGGTCTTTGGTTAAGTATGCGATTAAAATTAGAAACAGCGGTGCTGCGATACCAACCATTAAATAAAGAAACATGAAGACTTGAAAGAAGAGTATCATTTTACGTCACCTGTATAATTTATAATCAGTTTAAAAGGTCTTGTTTGTTTTAATGGGTTGGCAGATATTGCATAAAAAGTGTGTGAGGTGTTTATGATTGGTTTAGCGTGCATCACCATGGGTTTTTGTTTAAGTAACGACTTTGGTAACAAGGCGTTTTTTGTTTGTTTGGGCGCTATTTTAATGGTTGTGGCGTAATTTATGATCATATTAACCATTATTTTTCTTGCCCTTGCGATTAGATGTGATGGGTTGGTCAATACTTGTATCTGGCTGGGGCTTGCTTACTGGACTCTTTAACAGCTCTTCTAATACTGTAATTAGATCGTTTGATGTGTAGTTAATGAACTTGTTTTTTAACATTTCGTTCTGCTGTTGTAACAAAATAGAGTTCATTGCTTCGGCTATCTTATCGTCTGTTAAAACTCTGTTAAATTTATTAAAATAAACATCCTTTAATATTTGAATATCAGAGCGTAAGTCTTCTAAGCTTTTAATGTACATGTCTTGAGCATTAAGTATAAATATTATACGGTCAACACAAATAGCTTTAGGCGTTAATACTTTAGTCTTGCAATACGTTAATCCCTTGGTATTATGTTCCACATGGAACAAATTGATTTAGACGGCTTTGATCACATCGATCTTGAGCTAACAGAGAACGAAATAAACGAATTAAGTAATCGTGCGCCTACTAATGTTAAATTGGTCATCTGTAAAGTATCTACCTCAGACAATATCTACAGAGAAGTAAAAGACGTTATCAGATCAGAGAGTAAGAAGAATGTAAAATGGCTTTCTTCTCTAGGTAAGCTTTTAGCCTCGTTGCACGATTGCGATGATGATGAAATCAAAGCCCTGGCTTTAGAGCTAGATGCGATTGATCTAGTTGGGTGGAAAATTGACGATTCTTCAAGAAATTAACAATCTACAAAAACAGTGTGATAAAGCCTTAGCTCGACACAATGATGTTGAGTTTGTTGAATGGACTTTGTTTTTAATAAAAAGGCTAGATGAGCTTGAGAGAATCGTTAAAAAGGGTGATTCAACAGCAACATTAAGAGCAGCAAACAGCATGGGTTTACAAATATTATGTCAAAATATCACGAGCTTTACAGAATAACTGCTGAAAAGGTCTCAAAAGAAGTCAAAGAAACAAGAAAAGCTCTGGGTCTAAAAGAAATTAAGCAAGGCAAAAGGCTTTGTTTAAAGTGTGATAAAGAGTTTTTAAGTGAGAATTTAGCAAGCAATAAAATGTGTAACAACTGTAAAGGATATAAAGAATGAGTTCAATTAAAGTTGCCCTGTGGGGTGCTAGTGTTGTGGTTATGTTTGGAGTTTTATTTGTAACGCTCTGGGTTTTATTCGGAGCTATGGGAGCAAAGAGTTTATGAAATATCCGTTAATTGAGAAGACGATGTATGGGAAAGTCTAAAAAATTTGTTCCCTATAGAGAAGGGAGTTATATGATAATTACCGAAGGTAAATACGGAAAAGGCTTTGTCGATGTCGACGATTATGATCTTGTTAAAGATTATAGATGGCAAGCTAACAAAGTTGGTAATGTTGTTTATTGTCGTGCATTTGCAGATATAGAATCAAATAGAACATATATAACTGTACACAGGCTTTTAACTGGGCAGCCCGCTTGTTTGGTAGACCATATTGATGGTAACGGTTTAAATAATTCAAGAAGTAACTTAAGATTAACTTCTTATTCAGGAAACTTTCACAACAGAAAAGATGCTTCTGGTATTTTTTACAATAAAAAATTTAATCACTTTCGAACTCAAATGACCGTAAATGGAAAGAACTATTACTTAGGGGCTTTTCAAACAGAAATGCAGGCTTCAAATGTTTATCGAAGGGTTAATCAAATTGTATGTGATTTAATTTCAACCGACGTAACAAAAGAATTATTAAATAAAAACTTGTAAGAATTTATGATTAAAAAAAAATATCCGCTAATTAGTAAATTGCCTTTATACGTTCTAGATAAAAAGTCAGCGATTGGCGTTGTTGATGTAATACACGCTGAAGATTTAGAGCAGTTACTTGAAAAGGCTAGGGAAAAGATGATTAATCTAGATAAAATAAAACAAAGATGCTTATGTTAACTTTAAATGTTTTTCAAAAATCTGCTGCAAATGCGGCACTAAAAATTCTAGACGCCTCTTTGTCACAGGCTTGGGTTATTTTTGTTGGTCTAGACTTAAATAAACAAGAAGATATGAAAATTGAAAATGCTGTAACCAGGTTCATATTAGTGTGCCAAGACGGCGCAGCTCAATTTAAAAAAGATTTAAATTTAAATTAAGTCTTAAAAAGGTATGATTTTATGAACATAAAAGAACAGTTAGAACAGTATATTGATCGACGCTCTGAAAAACAAAGTGAAAGATCAGTACGTGATTTTGGTCAGCTCTCAGACACTTTAGTTGTTTCAAGAATAAATCATACAAGAGGAGCAAACGACATTGCAGAGCTGCTTTTGATTGCTGTTGATGCTTTGAGGCACACTTTTCCAGGGCCTTATGGTGAAAATGTAAATCATTTTAATAAAAAAGCACTAGCTGAGATTCAAGAAAAGATTAAGGGGGAATAAATGAGTCAAAGAAAAGACGCAAAGAAAAACCTAGAAATGGCTGGTTTATTAGACAAAGATTCTGACTACGGTGGGATGATTGGCGAAGCTGTGTTGAAATTAATCAACACTCATTTTGATGAGGGTCATAGTGGAATGTCACATGAATATGTTTTGCAAATATTTAACAAAGTTGTTCGTGGCCATGCTTTAACCCAAAAATATTGGGATATGAAAAAACTTGAGTTAGATGAATTTGCTCAAAAAAACATGGGTGAACCATGGCAAGAACATCTTATTGTTGAAATGATTGGACCAAGACCTTCATGACATTAGATCAAATAAAAAGACGGGATGAGTTGGCTGATATGTACAGGCATCGAACCAACGAAACAGAGATTACTATTACTGGAACTTTTAAAGCAGGCTACGACGCTGGCTTTGCTGATGCGAAAACAGAGATTAAACAATGCACTTTTGACAATGATTTATTGAACGACCTATCTGATGAATTTGGTAGATCTCAATCCAATGAGCTATTCACGATAATGGAGTCAGCGCGCTGTTATAGAGTAGGCTTTAGAGCCGCAGAAAAAAGATACGGCAATGTCTTCAAGATTCAAGACGACTATCAATTGTTTTTAGAGAAGCACCAAGCCGAACAAGACGACCAAATCACCGAACTAACCCGTAAGCTTGAATTGGCGAAAAAGGCTTTATTAAGATTGGATGTTAGAGTTAACGAAGCTGGCAGCAAAGACGATATATCGGCGGCAGGAAAAATAATTTCTTCTGCACTTAAGGAGTTGGAATGAAAACATTTAAAATCGTCAACAACGACATCTCAGACGGTTATCACACATTTGATGAGCTTTACGATCACAGGTGTTTGTTGTTTATAAACCTATGTTTGCTGCAACCTGAAAAGTCAGCCTATAAATTTGATCCTGCTTTTGGTGATTGGTTTTGTCTTTATTTAGAGATGCCGAAAGGACAGATCAGTTACCATATTCATGAAAAACACCTACCTTTAATCGCTGGCAGAATACCACTAGATCAATCTTATGTTTGGGACGGACACACATCAGCGCAAGTGTTGGAGCGATTATCATGATCCCCCTATACATAGTTCTTTATCTTGTTGTTGGGCTTATTGTGAAATGGCTGATGCAGAGATGGGAAGGCGAAGAATATAGCGATGGCAGGAATTTAATGTTTTTAATTTGGCCTTTTATAATAGCGCTTATTTTAACATTAGGACCATTATTCTATGTTGATAATTGGGTTTCTAGAAATGGACCGCCAAAGATTTACACACGCATAAGAAAGTTCTTCAGGGGGTTTTAAATGAATTTTTTAAATCACAGTATTGATCAAATTTCATTTTGGATTGGTTTTACTATGCCTATAATTTTATATATTTTTAGCATTGCAATTGTAGCGAGATAATTGAATGATCAGACCTACTTTAAAACAAATGAGAATTAGGCCTACGCTTTGGTATAATGAATTTACAGATGTAATGTTAATTGTTTATCCAGATATTTACACGCAAGAATATTATGATTTTATATGCTGGGAAAAAGGCGCTTGCGCTTCTGTAGGTGTTTTACATGTTCACTGGACTTTTCTTGGTTTTTTATAATTTGACACCTAATAACTAATTGCCCAGAATTTAAATATGATTAGTTGGCAAGCCTACAATCATGCTCTTATACCCCTAATTCAAAGATTCGGGGCCATACATTACCCAAAAGATACAATTCAAAAAGGCTTCTTTTACTGGAAGCACAAAGAACAAGCACATTTAATTGATGAAGTTAATAGGTCTATTGCGTTTAGCCAGCCATTAGAGCTTATTCCTGCCGTAGACCATTCAAAGCGTCCAGACAGGCAATCGTATACCCCAGAGACCAGAATCATTACAGAAGGCGCATTAGAGCGTTTATTAGAGGCCAACAACGTGACATCTGTTTTAGAGCTTTTAGATAAAGAGCGAGAGAAAGTAAGACAGTCTAAAGTTTAGACAGGTAAGCCATGATTTCTTTGTATGACTTACTAGTACCGTCTTTACTTCTACAGGTTGCCCAGTACGCACCGCACCCACCTTTAAGGCCATCGATTAAGGTTCCTGATTTCTTTGCTTGATACGCTAATATTTTAACACCGCATTTTAAGTTAATTACTGGATCGTGTAATTCTTGAGCATCTTTGATGTTAC